GCCTGATGGCGCGGGCCATGTTGTCGATGAAATGGAAGGTGGAGATATCCCCTTCCCGCTGGCGGGCCATGATGGCCTTGCCGCTGGTTTCGTTCGAACGCGCGCCCAAGGATGCATCGTACATGCCGACAATGGCCTTGATGTCATCAGAGGCGTTCAATGCCTCCTGCAAGGCTCCTGCGGCTGGTCCCGTATCGAGTGTCTGGCGCTGCGGCGGAGTATTGCCCGCTGCCGGAACAGGATCGTACTCAAGGAACGAATGGCTTTGCGTGTTGGCCGTCTGCCACCGGGCAATATCGCTATCGAATGCGCCCTTTGGTCCGATGAACGGCACCTTGGGAGCCAACGCTATCAACTCGGCAGCGGTCGTGCGCCAATAGTTGAACGTCCGCTGCGCATCCTTGGCGTTGTGGATCAGGGAGCGGAAATAGCGCTTCCCCTGCACATCGAACTCGTCGCCGTAGACAGGAATAATCGGGATGAACCGCCCCGGCCAATCCTTGCTTTCAAGGATTTCCGCGCCGGTCATGAAATGCTGTGTGACCTTGTGCGATTTGACCCTGCGCTCGCCGTTGGGTTGCAACACGCCTGCCTGTAAAAGCGCTATCAGGTCAGGATCGTTGTTTAGCTGGTCCCTGCTGTAAATCTGGCCGTCCTGCATGCGGACGATGATGCGTTCGATTTCCTCGCGCTTCCACCATTCGGCCACCAGCACGTCATTTTCGACGCGCCAATGCTCATCCTGCCAACTGGCATCGTCCCAATCGACCCTCGCCTTATCGCCCCATTGGGCTTCGAACTGGTCCTTGGTCAGCCGATCTACGACAAAGGCCGTGTTCCAGTCAGATGAATCGGCCTCGGTGGAATTCGGATCGCCGTAGACCGAGAACGGGTTGATGACGCGCTTGATCTGGATATCCATGTCGAAGCTGTCATCGAAGGCGTAATCCAGCCCGACACGCCAGTAGCCAAAGCCCGCAGTAACCGCGCATTCCACGCCGGTATCGTAGGCAACATCAGCCGATGATGTGTATTCGATGTTGCGGATCAGACCGTTGATGACCTCGGCAGTCTCTGGATCGGCCCCGCTATCGGCAGGATGAACCTTGATTGCCGGCTTGTTCTGCCTTGCGTCGTTGACAACCTGGCGAATGAAGGCGGGCAGCTTGTTGATGGTGAGGCACGGACGGCCTTCACGCTCGCGCTGCTTCATGACCGCTTCCGGCCATTGCTCACCTAGACGGGCAAAGCGCACGTCATCGATTGCAGTCTGCCGGTTGTGATCGGATGCATCAGCCGCCTCGCTAAAGGCGTCCTTGGCTTCCTTGAGAAGATCATCGTCAGCCATTACGCCATCCAGCTTCCAGCGCCGTAAGTGACAGGCTTCGGCCTAGGCCTCGGCTCATGCACAGGCTCGGCAAACGTCAGCGCCACCGCGTCCCACTCATCAGGGGAGCGAAGGCCGCGCTTGCGAATGTCTTCTTTGCTTTCGAGAACGACGCGGCTCAGGCTGTCGTATTTGTAGCCCGGAGCGCAGGCATCGACCTGCAAACTGTCTCGGTCTGGAATGCTGGTGCCACCAGCTTCTTCCAGCCATTCCTTTGATTTGCCCCACATCTCAGCGCGGCGATTGGCATAGCCACCCTTTGGCCTGCCTGCCTCGTCTAGCGGCTGGGGCTCAAGTGGTGCGGAACCGAAGTTGATGGCGCGGACAATCTCGCCGTAACCCATCTCCAACAGGCGGTCGTAAACACCAGCACCAACACCGCCCACATCGATGAACATGCGGGCTGGCTTCTCGGTATCAATGACCTGTTTAGCCCAACCTGCGCCCGCCATTGTGTCCAGCTTCGAGCGGCTTTCGACCTTCTCGACTTTACGACCGCGACGGAAGGCCATCGAGTGACGGTCGGCACCCTTCCAAGCCGGGTCATATCCAATCACCAGCGGCCCGGATGCTTCGACAGTTGCCTTTCTGGCCCTCAGAACCAATTCTGACGGGATGAAGCTGTCATGCCCTGTCATCTGGAAGGCTTCTGCTGCCGTGGCAGGATATTCCTGCTTGAACAGCATCGGGTCTTTCAACTCGGCAATCTTGTTGCGCCGCCAGACCATCTGTTCGGGTTCGAGGTTGTGCGCTTCCATGTAGCCACGCTCCTCGTCGTCCAGTTCAAACCCGTCCGGTACGTCGCGCCGATACTCAGGCTGCCAGAACCACGGGATGAAGATGGCGATGTAGTCGCCAATGCCCTGCTCTGCCTGTTGCCAGCGCTGGTGAAATTCGCCACCCATACCGTTTGCGGTGGATTCCAGGATGATTTCAGTTCCCGGCAAGTCGGGGATTGCCTGGACAACACCAGCAAAGTGCGTTGGCGCGTTGGGCCAGAATGCTACCTCAGACCCGTGGAACAACTGCACCGTCTGAGAGCGCCCTGTTGCCTTCGCCCCTGCGGTGCCTACCGCATAGCCGCTTTCCAGCCGGTCGAAATACAGTTCCTTGGCGTTGGCTGCCGATGTGCTTGGCTTCACAAGCGTGGGCACATGCTGATGATAGCGATCCACCATGCCGAACAGGTTGTTGGTGGCGTCCTGCTCATGAGTGAGAATGAAGCAGCGCAGGCCCCAATTATGTGTAACGCGGTGATAGAAGCGCCCGCCGACGTAGGTTGATATGCCCTGCTGGCGTCCTTTGAGGACCAGTGCGCGAACCTTGCCGGTTTCTGCCTTCTGCGCCTCAAGCCTCGAATGCAGGTAGGTTTGCGCCTCATTCAGGTCGAGCGGAACAATTGAGCCGTCTTTCGACCTGATGCGCAGACAGCGAGGCGCGTAGTGTTCAAATTCGTCCTTGAGCCGCTGGAATACGCCAAGGTCCGTTTCACTTAAGCTGAGCAAGCAAGTCTTCGAACCGAACCGTCGCGTCGATATCTACAGCCTGCGCCGGCTTCCCGTCCGTCCTGTCCGCAACCATTTGGATAGCCTGCATGTCGCCGGCTTCCGCCTTGTCGAGCAGAACCTTGGCGATGTTGCGCAGCTTCTTGTGGTCTTCGCCTGCCGCGGCGATTTCAATGCGCAGCGCATCCGCAAACGGCTTTTCCTGCCGCCTGCCGCTATTTGCGTTTCCTGCCATTTTAAAATCCGTAACCGTATGAAAGCGTTGTCGGCCTTCCGCCAGGATTGCCGCTCTTGCCCTTTTCGAAGGGAACACCAACCATGCTGTTAATCCGCTGTTCTCAGCGACGGGATGGCCATTCCGGCCAATCCTTGCCCATTGCCACACCAAGACAGGCGGCCAACTCAGCGTATCGCTTCTTGCCGATGCCCGGCACCAGCATCAGATTGCCATTACGTCCCATTCTTTCAATCTGTTCTAGATCAACAACTCCAAACGCCTTGAGGTAGTTTGATGTTACCACCGTGATAGGAAACCAATTGATGCCCTTGCGGTCCTCATCCTTTGGTAAAGGTGGGAGGATAGGCCTTCCGCGCTCAGCCATTGCTGGCCTCCCGACGAGGGGCAGGCGTTGAATTCTGCGGAGTTAGCTTCAGCCCGAATGACTTCGCTTCTACGGCAGCCTTCTGTTGGAATATGGCCCAATCTGAATCAGACATGCCAACTGGCTTTTGAAGAAGCGAATACAGATTGTTCTCAGCCATTGCTCTGCCTGGAAATGAAAAGGCCCGCGCATGGCGAGCCAATCAAAGCCGCTTCGATACCAGCGGCTAAAAATATCCAATTATCTTCGATTTCCCTGTTGACATATCCAAGTTGGTTGGATACATTGAGAACAACAAAGGAGATCGACATGCCTACCGTCTACGCCATCCACGCTCCGGAAGCCGAAAAGTTGGAAACGGTTAAGTCCGAAATGGAAGCGATGGGGGCCCCGACGATCCGTGTCATCGACTGCGGCGATTACTACATGGCCATGGAAGGATCGCACCGCCTAGCTGCGGCCCACGAACTCGGTATCGACCCCGAACTGGTAATCTATGAGCAAGAAGACGAAATCGATATTTCCGGTTTCGACTGGTTCGATTCCGCTAATTGGGCCGAAACCGTTTACCCGGCAGGCGAAGTCGCCGGTGAACTGTTCTCCCCTCAACAGGCTACCCCATATAGGTTTTAATCCGTGACCTCAGAACAATTCGCCCAATGGCTTGCTGACATGAAAGTGGCTGGCCTTGCCCGCTCGGACGCCAAATGCGCCGAACTGCTCGGGCTATCGGCTAATTCTGTGCTGGCTATGAAACAGCGCGGGACCGATCGCCGCACTGCACTGGCCTGCCGCGCTCTCCTGCACCGGCTTGAGCCATATCCAGGCTGAGCCTGTTAGCCTCTATGGGATGCGAGGCGGGCTACTGGACAGCCGCAGGCATGGCCGCATTTGGACGCGGCGGTACGTGGACCTTGTTCGGGTGCTTGTCAGAGAACCATGCTCGACCGCTCAACTGGTCAGCTTCGTCGCGAGCGCGTTGGTAGAGGTCGCGATACCACATTGGCCGCTGCTGGCTGAAAAGCACATGAACACCGAGAA